CTCGTGCTCGAAACCCTCTAAGCCTCACCACTATGCACACCGTCACCATCTCGTTCCCGTCCCTGGAAGACGCGGAGTTTTTCACCTACCTCGCGCGCCAGTCCGCGGTTCACGGCCGGCGATTAGGCGCTGCCCCGGCCGGCATCATGCAGGACGCGCTCACCCGCGCCGGCACAGTGGCCGGACCAGAATGCCCGACGGGCAACCCGTTCTTCCCGCCCTTGGCGCGTGACCCGAGGGAACCCAAGCCATGAAGCACAACGTTGTATGCCTTATCATCGCCCTCGCGTGGCTTTTCGAGCACGGCTACCGAGACATGGTCGAATTCACGCGCGACGGCGGGCGGACCTGGGAGGTGTTGCCCGGCCCCTACGCGCTGGACCCCGCCGGCGGGGAATACCGAGTGAATATCCCCGGGCATTCGGGGCACCTTTTCCGCGTCCGCCGGGACTACGGCATTCCCTGGCTCTGAAACCGTAGAACTACGGACTTGCGTCCTGGCGCCGCCGTGGTATCTTTCCCCATGAACATCGCACAATTCACCAAGCTAATCACCGATGCCGGCGGGTTCCTTTTTGAGGAGGAAACCATCAACACCAACAACGCCTGGGGCTTCGGTGGTGGTATTTACGTGCGCGTCAGCGCGCGCGTGGGGGACGTGTGCTACTTCTTCGACAAGGGGCACGCCCACTTCCGGCACCTCGCGCCCGAGCCGTTGGAGCGGGTCTGGGTGGACGCGCCGAAGGTCGGCAAGCCCTTCGCGCCCAAGTTTTTCGAGTGCGAATTTCGCGCCGGTGTGCGCACTCGCGAGGACCTTTTGGCCCGCCTGCCGGAGGGGCGCCTGATTTGACAAACCGGCGCACCTGCGCTACCTTACGCCATGAGCAACGAAACAAAGAACGAGCCGAGCGGGGTGCGGGTGCCCGCGCCCGAGCTGACGTCCCAGGAGTGGGAACTGCGTCGCAAGGAACGCGTGGCCAGGACCTGGGACCGCCGCCGCGCGCGGTGGGCAGCCTACAAAAAAGCACAAAACTACTTGCGCGGGGCCTGAACCCGTGCGACCTTACGCCATGAATTATTCGATTATCTGGAAACTCCGCGAGGGCGGGCTGGTCACGTTCCGCTTTGAAGTGGAGAACGTGCCCACCCTCGCGGACGCGCTCGCGGCCTTCCGGCACGCCGAGCCGAACGGCTACCTCGTGCGGGCCTATGCGCACGAACCTATTGACCCCGCTCTGCTCGCGGGCTTGATGGACACCCTGGAGCAGAAAATTGTGGCGGACGGCTGGCGTTCGCTCGGAGACTAATTATGAGCACGGTTAACCTCACGAAAAAAGAACGCTGCATGAAGATTTTCGTCGGCATCTTCGAGACAAACGTCTGCGGGGCCGTAGCGTGGCATTGCCGTTGTTTTAACTGCGGCTGGCAATCGAAGCGGTTCGACTCGAATTCGAAAGTCGTGAGGCTGGCAAAATCCCACGGCGAGAAATGCGCGTATCCGCAGACTGGCCTTCCGGCCGAGTGCCGGCTTGAGGATATCAAGGTGGTAACACGCTAAACACCATGAAAATCCCATCCGAAATTGCCCTGACCCTTTCTAATCGCCTGCAAGCGCTGAGTGATGAACTGAATCTTGTCAAGACTCAAGCCGACAACCGGCAAGCCGAGTGGCTTTCCCATGCCCACCGGCACCCGCTTGATACGGGCGCGGTGTTAACTTTTGCGGCGGAAACAGCCCGCCAGGAATTGTCCATCGAGCTACTGAAGGCGCGACGCATGGAAATTTTCCACGTTTTGGAGGTTCTGACCAAATGAAAACAAACACGCCTGTTGACGAGGCGATTGACCAGCTGATGGCCGAACGGCGCGCTGCCGAAGCGGCGGGGTTACGACAGAACGCGCGGGACGCGGCGCTGTTGCTGGCGTTCCTGCTGGAGGACGTGAAACGCAACCCCAAAAACTACATCCCGTGAAGCTAGACTTCCATCGCGACATCTACCTGCCGGCGGACCTTGTCGCGCAGGTCCGCGCCGTGAACTATTCCCGGCTGGACTACAGTATGCACGCCGTCCGAGAGGCCGCGGCAGACGGGCTGCGCGCGCACGAGCTGCCCCGGGCGCTGTCTTTGGACGACTGGGGCATCATTCATGTCGAGACGTGGTCCGGTCGCGCTACGGGCGTCCTGGTGCGTCGCACGCTGTTGTCCCGCCCGGGCTGGGACCTTGTGCTGGCGGTGTCGGTGCCAGACTGCCGGGTCAAAACGGTCTGGCTGAACGAGACGACGGACCGGCACCGCAGTTTGGACCGGAAAAGATATGTGGCGAAACCCGCTTGACGGCTGCACCAACCTGCGCGACATTCCACGCCATGAGCGACATCAAAGAGATTTCAATCGAAACCCTGCTCCCCTGGGGCGCGCCCAAGCGGGTGCGCCTTCAGGACGGGAGCGAACGCATCCTCCGCACGGCTTTTACCGTGCCGGCGTCCTTCTGGGACGCCTGGAAGCAGAACAAGGCCACGCTGCAAGCGGCGGGCATCTCCCCCAAGCGCCAGCCGAACGGCTCGTGGATTGTGAACCACTGGGCCGCGGTTGACCCCGTCGCCGCCAAGGCCGAGCAGGCCCGCCGGTCCGTCGTGGCCGAGGCCAGCCGCGCGACCGATGCGAACGTGGACCTGCCCCGCCCGGCCGGGCTGGATTATCTCCCCTACCAGAAGGCGGGCGTCGCGTTCGGGCTGGAGTGCTGGGCCGCGAAGCGTGGCGTTCTTATCGGCGACGAGATGGGCCTGGGCAAAACCATTCAAGCCATCGGCCTGATGAACTGCACCGCCGACATCAAGTCGGTCATCATCGTTTGCCCGAACACGCTTAAGCTGAACTGGGCGCGCGAGCTGAAGAAGTGGCTGACCCGCCCCATGTCGGTCGAGGTCCAATACTCGAACAAGCCGTTTTCCCGCGCGGACATCGTCATTGTGAATTTTGACATCGTCCACAAGTTCCTTCCCGCGTTGAATGACCGGACGTGGGACCTGCGCATTGTGGACGAGAGCCAATACATCAAGAACCCCAAGGCGCGTCGCACGAAGTCCACGCTGGCCATCCGTGCTGCGCGCAAGGTCGCGCTCACGGGCACGCCGATAGAGAACCGCCCCATTGAACTGTGGCCCATCCTGAACGACCTGGACCCGTCCGCGTGGCCGAAGGGAAACTTTTTCCAATACGCGCGCCGCTACTGCGCCGCGAAGCAGAACGGCTTCGGCTGGGACTTTTCCGGCCACTCGAACGAGGCCGAGCTGCAACACAAATTGCGTTCTTCCATCATGGTGCGCCGCCTGAAAAAGGACGTCCTGAAAGAGTTACCGCCGAAACAGCGGCAGGTCATCGAGCTGGACGCCGCGGGCTGCAAGGAGCTGTTGGAGCTGGAGGCGCACATGGTGGAGGAACGCGAGGCCGCGCTGGTCGAGCTGCGCGCGAGGGTGGAGCTGGCCCGTGCCGGCGAGAGCCGCGAGGACTACGCGGAAGCGGTCCACGCGCTGCGCCAGGGACAAGGCGCGGCGTTTGAAGACATGGCCGAGCTGCGGCACAAGGTCGCCGCCGCCAAGCTGCCGCAGTGCCTCGCGTTCATCGAGGACGCCATGGAATCCGGCAAGGTGCTCGTGTTCGCGCACCACCTGGACATCGTCGCCGCCATCGTCGCGAGGTTCCCCCAGGCCGCAGTCATCACGGGCAACACGCCCGCGCCGAAACGGATGGAGCAGGTGGACCGCTTCCAGACGGACGCGGACTGCAACATTTTTGTGGGCAACCTTGCCGCGGCCGAGGGGCTGACGCTCACCGCCGGCACGCACGTCATCTTCATCGAGCTGCAATGGGTGCCCGGCAAGCACGCGCAGATGGAGGACCGCGCGCACCGCATCGGGCAAAAGGACAGCGTGCTGTGCAGCTACCTCGTGCTTGAGGGCAGCCTGGACTCCCACATGGCGCGCACGAACGTGGACAAGCTGAACACCATCGACTCGTGCTTGGACCGCGTTACCGACTGGACCGAGGCCGAGGTGGAAGAAGTGGAACCCGTGACCAAGGTCCGCCTCACGTTCGAGCGCGTCGCCGCCGAAGCGCGGCTGGTGTCGGACCGCTGCGTGGAGCTGGTCCATCAGGGAATGAAGATGCTTGCCGGCGTGTGCGACGGGGCCGTCAAGCGGGACGACGTGGGCTTCTCCGGGGTTGATGTTCGCATCGGCCACGCACTCGCGCACCGCACGAGCATCACGCAGAAGCAGGCCGCGCTGGGCTGGAGAATCCTCTGCAAGTATCATCGCCAACTCGGTGACGCGTTCATCGCGGAGCTGAAGGCCGCGGCAGCTACGAAAGAATAATGAGCTACATCATCACGACGGTGGACAAGGCCACGGGGCACAGCTGGGTGGAAATCACCCCGCATTTTGAGCGGGCAGAAGAGGCGCTGGAGCTGGCAACCGAGGACCAGTGGGTTTTTGTAAACGAAGCCGAATAATTATGCACACCATCTATCACGACGGGACCTGGAGCGAAGAGGAGCTGCGGCAAATGGCGGCGGGAAAATTTGTGGACCGCAACGGCAAGCGCTACGGCATCTGCCGCGGCTGCCGCAAAGTCATTCGCATCGACCATCCACTTTTTGGCTCGGTCCATTTGTGCGCGATGCCGGAGTAAATATGCACACCGTCAAACACGACCTGCGCGGCAGCAAACTCTGGTGCGGCCCCGCGGCCATCAGCGCCATCACCGGCCGCGGCACGCGCGATATTGCACTTATAGTGCGGCATCTGCGAAGCGACGCAGAACCGGTGTCGAGCATGAAGCCCAGCGAGGTGTTACAGGTCTTGCGGTTTATGGACTACGGGTTCCAAACGATATGGGACCATGAGGTGTCGGAGTATGCCAAGCCCACCCTGTGCCAGCTCGCGCGCTGGGACGCTGTAGGGCTGTGGAGCACGCCGACGCTGGTCGCGCTCACCGGGCACTTCGTCGTCCTGCAAGGGGACCTCTTCGTGGACTCCTGGACCAAGACGCCCGTGCCTTTTTCTGACGCACCAAAACAATTCCGACGCCGCCGCGTGGCTTACGCGTGGCGAATTTTTCAACGCACATGAAACTCAACAAACTCGAAAAAGAACTAGACGCCCGGTTCGCGGACATCGGCTTCCCGAGCCACGACGACCCAACCATCCCGCCCGCCATGCGGATACAGCTGGCGCACTGCATCGCGCGCTTTTACAGCGGCGAGGTGCTCGTCGTGGACCGCCGCGGGAACGCGCTGCGCATCTACGCTCGCGCGAATCCTAATCCCGGGGGGTTGACATTTCCGAAAAAGTCCACACTGGGATAGGTAGAATGAGTAACAACGTCATCGTCGGTGAATTTCTGGTTGACGGCGCGCCCTGCACCGTTGAGGTCCCTTGCAACGCCGTCGGGGCAGCCGCAAAGGAGGTCTATAACGACCTGCTGCGCGAAGTGCGCAAGCTGCACCCGGACGCGAAACAGGTCGCGCGCGTGGGCAGCAAAATCGAGAAGCGCGACAAGGGGCTAATCCGCCTGACCGACGGGCAGACCGTCCGGCAGCTGTTCCCGCGCGAGGGCGATGCCTCTCCCGTGCTGGACGTGGGGCAAGTGTTCTTCCACGGGGCCGCGTGCGTCATCATGCTTCGCTTCAGCCGCGGCCAGGACCGCGCCCACATCACCCTGCGCGACCGCCTGCGGGGCACGCCCGTGAACATCACCGGCGGATACATCCTGGGCGGCGCGCTGGCGGCGAACCTCGCGCAGTCCATTGCCGGCCTGCTGGGCAACACCGCGCGCGACCTTAAGCTGCGCATCGAATGAAGTTTTGTTACAACCGACTTTGCCGTTGGCATATCGAGTGTGACCCGACTTGCAACCGGCTGAAGTTTTTGACGACGGCCCGGCCCGTCTCGTATTTCGCGGACGCCGAGGCCACGCTTGCGACCGCCGCCGCGGACCTGGAAGTGCGGCGCGTCGTCATAAAAGATTCGGTCACCGGGGCGATGTATCACTTTTGTGAGATATGCGCCAACGCGGTGGCCATGGCCAACACACAAAAGAACGATGAACACGAAGCACAACGAAGAACGAATCCCGAGCCTGCGCCTGACGCGCCAGCAACACCGCGCGACAGCACGCAAGGCGGCTAAGCGGACGCCGCGATATCTGCTCCCCTCGCGCTACACCGAGACCGCTTTTCTCGCGCGCCTGGAAGCCCGGCCGCTGTCCTACCTGGGACGGCAACAAACGCACCTCAAGCGGCTCCTGGCAAATTGTGACCGTCTCATTGCGGAACACGGCGGCGCCGGGTCGGTCATCGACCAAGCAGTTGCCCGCGACCGCGCGACCTGGGAACGGCAACTGGCTCTGGTTCAAGGTCTTATCGTGAAACGGACCCGGACGCCGGCCAAAAGGGACACCCGCACAGCCCGCCTGCGCCGGCTGCAAAAAGTCGGTTAATGAAAGTCGAACGGACCCCAATTCAAATCCAAAATGAACCGAGAATTCTATCGTGAGCTGCGCAGAATTATTTCTGAAGCCAAGGGGGCCGAACGCGCGCGTGCGCTGGCCCGCCCCCGTTTTTCCGCCTTCGAACCGGCCGTGGCGCAATCGGACCTCGACCGCCCCCGTGGGGACGAACCGAATTCCCTCAATGAAATCACTGGACCAACCCTATGAACGCAACCGAACTGAACGACCTGCTCACGAAAATGAGCGAATCTCCCCGCGCGCTGCTCAACAGCCCTGGCACGAAGCCGCATGGTTCCACGAGTGGCAACGGCTCGCTGG